CAAAATTATTTACAAGCGAAACTGAAAAACCTGAGATTATTAATATGAATAAATTATTTAATTCTAAAAAAGTGATTTTTGAAAATAATTTATATACTGAAATTCCAGAATCTGAAGATACAGTAGAAGAGGAAGAAAATAATGATGAACAGACAGTAGAAGAGGAGAATTAATGAATAAAAAAATTAAAATAAATAAATAAATTAATAAAATAATATAAATATTTTTTATTTATATTATTAATGAAACAAATACTTTCTCTAAGAATTTTTTCGACATCAAAAGACACTATTAAAAAATGTGTAGATTGTAAAAATTTTATTCCTTATATAGAAAATAATAAATCACATGATGGACTAGGCAAATGTAGAGCAAATGGTTATTATTTGCCATCACAGCCTACTTATTTTTATGCATCATTGTGTAGAAAAAATGAATTATATTGTGGGGAGACAGCAAAATTTTTTAAAAGTTAATTATTAATAAAATATAAATAATATTCATTTATTTGGGTCTTGGAGTTGATGAAATACTATTATTATTAATATTATTATTATTAATATTATTATTATTAATATTATTATTAATAATTATTTCTGGAATTTCTATATCTAATTGTGGCCTGATGTAAAATGAAGTGTATTTAATTTTTTCTTCAAATTTCTCTCGTACTGTTGTTTCACAAGATTCTAAGGCTGGTGCTAATTCATCTTCAATTTGTCCTGCTTCTACTATTTCAATTTTATAACTGTTATCAATATTAAAATCATTATAAGCTTTTGATTTTATATAATTTATAAATTGTTTCATTGTGAAATTTGCATCAATAGTGTAGCATACAGTTTTGCAAGTGTACACTTTTTTGAAAGAGAATTCAATTGTTTGATTATTGTTCATTTTAATTATTATATTATTAATTATTGTTTATTTTTTATTTCAATTTTATTTAATATATTTAAATCTAAAAATATTTAACTTTATTTCTAATACTTTTATAATAAAATCCATTATATTGTATATTTTTATCTAATGCTTTTGCCAATGTTTTATCACTCATTTTAAGACTTTTTATACAATCATATTTACAGACAAAAGTATTAACTAAATTTTTTTCTGAATCATATTGCCCTATGCCATTTTTATATAACAATGGAGAACCATTATTTTTTTCTTCAAAAGTTTCTCTCAAGTCATTTTCACAATCTTCATATAATTTATAATAAAATCCTTTGGTTAAAGTAAAATTTTTAACTGGATTATCTAATGCTGAACTAGATTCAAAACCATTTTCAATTGCTGCCGTTTTTCTATCTATAAATACATTTACTATTTCTGTTTGTTCTTTATTTATTTGAGCAATGTATCCTGTATTTTTACTTCTTGTTTGTTTTGTTGGAGAGATATTATTAATAATATTAGGGTCTAAGTTTCTCTCTACTAATACCCAACGAAAACCGCAATAAATTGTATTTTCTTGAACAGCTTTATTTATACTTGGTCTTTTAATATCTTTGTTTTCATTCATTACTTCTGTAACTGATTCATATACTTTAACAAGCTGCATTGTTTCAGGATTAATTTTTTGTAGTCTTGGACCCAAAGTTGGCAATTGTTGATTAAACCCAGTTGTAATCTTAGTTTGTTGTGAATTTAATTTATTCATTATTTCTTGATTTGATTTTTCGAGATTATCTATTTTTCTATTAAGTGTATTAACAATTTTTAAAAGCTCCTTTATATTTTCATTATCATTATTAATATTATTATTATTTGATTGGTCTAATGTAAGTTTATGATTTAATAATTCAATTTCTTTTAATAATTCGCTTACTGAATAATTATAATTTTGTATATTGTTATTAATAATTTTTAAAACTATTTGATATGTTAATTTTTTACCAATTAAAAATAATTCTTTTTCATTTTCGTGTCCTAATAAATCATTTACTTTATTTTGTCTTATATCTTCATGATTATGTAAAAAATTTTCAAATTCATTACTTTTATTAACTAAAAAACAATTTAATAATAAACATTCATCATATTTTCCTTTATGTTCAGAGTATCTATCGTGAATTCCTTTTGTACTATGACCGATTTTAACAATATATTCACCATTAGAAAATGATTTAACTTTAATTATATAAACTAATGCACCTGAATTTGAATATTCTTTAAGTAAAATCTTTTCTTTTTCAATAACTTGCTGAAATGCTAACTTTTCTTCCATTTCTTTGTTTTTAGAAATTTCTAATTGATTTAATTCATTAGTTTTTTGTTCCAATTGTTGTTGTAAATTATATGTTCCTTTTAAACGAAGCTCTTTAATTACTTCACATATCCAATCTTGAAATTTTTCAGCAATAGGCTTTCGAGATTTAAATAATACCTTATACAGACCTTTTTCAGTAAGAAAAGTTACATCTTGTAAGCCACCAAGGGTGTGCGTACTAAGCACTACCTTTTCTGTTTCGTTAAAATCTCTAATAACAGATCTAATGGTTGAAATATCTAATACTATTCCTATATCACTAGCACGAAATAAAGGGTTTTGAATATCTCCTTTAATTATAATTTCAGTGTGCAGTTCATTTGAATTAAAAGCTTTTACTATATCCATTGGGTGTTATAATATATATAACACCCTTTATTTAAGTTGTTTAATTAAAATATACTTATTTTTTGTATTTCTTCAAAATTTATTGTTTTTTGCTTTAATAATTAAAAAGGAATAATTAATTATTAAAATATATAAATAATAACCACACGATATATGGTCTCTAATTGGAATATGCTAATCCTCCCATACCGCTCATGATACGAAGCACGTTGTAGTTAGTGGCATAGACACGAACTTTGGCAGTCTTGGTACCCTCAACAGTGGCATTAGACAACACCAATTGAAGTGTGGCATTATCAATTCTGGAGAAGTTGCACGTGCCTGAGGGTTGATGTTCCTCAGGTCTCAAAGCAAAGCTGTACACGTTAATACCCTCATCAGGGCATCTGGTGTGCGCTTGGTAAGGTTGGACCAAAGAGAAATAAGTACCTTCACGCTCAGAGAAGCGGTCTTGGCCGTTAAGTTGGAGCTTAGCGGTGACAACAGGATTTTGGCCCCAGCAATGCATATCCAAAGAGGTCTCAGAGAGCACAAAGGTGCCAGCATCAGAAACACCAGAGTTATCCTTGTGGCTGCCAGAATCTTGAAGAGCAGCAATGAGGGAAGGGTCAAGACCAGAAGGATTCAATGGGACAGCATTACCTCCAAGATTGGCCTCATTGTAAGGATTGGAAGGACCATGCCAGTATCCAGTGAAGTTAGCAAAATAGTTATCGGGTTGGTAATCAAGAGCACCAGCATCTTGGAAAAGACCACGAGCATCAATGTAGGCACGAGAATCAGCAGCAACGGCAGCAGGACCTCCGAAAGCATGTACGGCATTAGGAAGAGCATCAATTGCATCTGTGTAGTTGAAGGGTTGAGCACCGAGTACCTTGAAAAGGAGAGCATCACAAGTCAAAGAAGAGCAATAATCAACGTTTTGGTCAGGTTGTACAACCCAGATGAGCTCCTTCACGGGGTGATTGAAGTTCAATTTAATCTTGTTAGAAGAAGAACCAACAGACTCATCACCAGTGAATTGGAGTTGAGTAATTAAGTACTCATGAGGATTTTGAGCCATTCTGCGGCGCTCATCAGTGTCCAAGAACACATAATCAACGTACAAAGAGGCAGCAACCAAAGATTGATTGTAAGCAATGGTAGCAGGAACAGGGCGACCAACAGTGTATTGATTAGTAGTAGTAAAAGGAGGACCAGAGCTGCAGTTCAATGTGGTAACAGCCCATAAGCACTCATCAATAGGACGGATATCAAGGTTAATCTTGACCTCGTGGTATTGAAGAGCAATCAAGGGAAGAGCAAGACCAGGATTGGTGCAGAACCAGAATTGAAGAGGAACGTACAAAGTTGTCTCAGGAAGAGCATTACGAGGAGCGCAAACTTGACGAGGAGCCAAGGAGTCGCAAGGAGACTCAACATCAGAGAAAGAGGGGTCAGTGATGAATGTAAGTTGTGTGGTGTTACCAATCATCTTGAAGTATCCGCGTTGTTGCTCAGAAGTCATTGTAAGTTGGTTCCAGATGTGCATCCAGTCACCATATTGACGGTCGATTCTTTGACCACCAATCTCAACCTCAACTTGAGCAATAAGTTGCTCACCAGGGAAATCTAACCAACGGGCATAAACACCAGTG